GGTGAAAAGGTAACAACTCACTTTGGTAGAGAAATCGAAGTTGATGAGAAAAGGGCACTGAACTACATTATTCAAAGCACGACTGCTGACCTTGTTCTTAGACAAATGATTAAAGTATATGATTTCCTACGAGATAAGCAGTCTTTCATCTCTTTTACCATCCACGATAACATTTTGCTTGACATTCCAGACCAAGAGAGGTATATTATACCAGAACTGATTGATATCTTCTCAAACACGGAACTTGGAAAGTTTCTTGTAAATGTGCGAGCAGGGAAAGATTTCGGTAATCTAAGGACTTTAAACTTATGAATATCATTGGTCTTGGAAAGGCTGGTTGTGCTATTGCCGATTGTTTCGCTGAATACCCGCAATACAAAATCCATAAAATAGATGTTGACATTCAAGGCGAGGGCTGCTATAGTATTAAAAGACAGCGAGGCCCAGAAGACTATGAGAGAGAAACACCAGACTTTTCAAACTTCTTTGGAGACATTGAAGGGCAAACTATTTTTGTGGTGGGTGGCTCTGGCAATATCTCTGCCATGTCTTTGAGAATCCTTGAGCAAATCAAAGATAAGTGCGAAATTGATGTTCTTTATATCCGACCTGATATTGAGTTGCTGGCTGGCAGTAAGCGACTTCATGAAAAGGTCACATACAATGTTTTTCAGCATTATGCCCGTTCCGGTGCAATCAACAGGGTTTACCTTGTGTCGAATCCCATGGTTGAAGATACTATGGGTTCTGTTCCTGTTATCGGGTATTATGATGCTATCAACGGTTTCATCACCTCCGCAATCCATATGATTAATGTTTTTAATAATTCTGAACCAGTGATGGGTTCTATGGATGCGCCAGCAGATTCGCGTCGTATTTGTACGCTTGGAATCTATGATATGAAAGAAGGTGAAGAAAAGATGTTTTTTTCCCTTGACAGCATAAGAGAAATGAGATATATTTATGCTGTGAGTGAGACAGTTTTGCGAGAAGATGGTGGTCTTCATAAGAAGATTGTTACGCAAATAAAGGGTAAAGCAACGGAAGAAATTAAAGATGTTTCTTTCGCGGTTTATCCTACAAAGTATGACTCGGACTATGGTTATCTTCTGGCTTATAGTCCAATGATACAAGAATAGTAGAACGGAAAATTAGCCGTTCTAACTTTAACCCAACATAGGAGAAATGAAAATGGGTATTGACCTTAGCAAGATGCGTGCCAAACTTGAGGCACTTGAGAATCGTGGACAAAAGAAGGAATCTGCTTTCTGGAAGCCACAGGATGGTGAACAGACTATTCGTATTGTTCCAACTCCTGACGGTGATCCTTTCAAGGAGTATTGGTTCCATTATAACCTCGGAAAGAATCCGGGTTTCCTTTCGCCGAAGCGTAACTTCGGTATTGATGACCCTCTAAATGACTTTGTTCGTCAGTTGTTTAACGAGGGTACTGATGACGCAATTAAGATGGCAAAGAATCTTATGGCTCGTCAGCGTTTCTTCGCACCTGTCCTTGTTCGTGGAGAAGAGGATAAGGGTGTTCGGATTTGGGGCTTCGGTAAGATGGCCTATCAAGAACTTCTAAACCTTGTTCTTAATCCAGAGTATGGTGACATTACTGATGTTGAGACTGGTACTGACCTTGTTCTCAAGTATGGTAAGCCACCCGGTGCTTCGTTCCCACAAACGTCGCTTACCCCTCGACGTCGGACTTCGCCGCTTTGCGACGATGCAGTCGGCGGTCCCGAGAAGTGTGCGGAACTTCTAAATAGTATTCCAGACTTTGACGACCTCTTCCCACGTAAGACGCCAGAAGAGATTCAAGTTATGCTTGATGAGTGGCTTTCTGGTGAAGAAGAGCAAGGTTCTGATGATGTTGTCAAGTACGACAACAGTGGCTCAACCTCAAGTGTTGATGCTGCTTTTAACGAGTTAATGAACGCATAAGGAGAAAATAATTAATGTCATTCAATAACTATATTAGCGATAACCGCTATTTCTACGGTGTCTTCGGGTTTTCACTACTCGCCTTTGTCTTGTTCTTTGGTTCAACTGGACCAGAAGTTGAGACAGTTGATGTAGTCATTCCTGATTTGAGCCAAACCACTTCTGATGATGCTCCTGTTGGTATTACCGCAGAGAAGATTATCCCTCATACAGAGGATGACGCAGAGGAAGTGGATGTGACAGCAGAGACTCCTAACGGGTAAGTTCCCCCAAACCACAGGGAGGCATGGGTTTACAGATGCCTCAAACTTTTTTACAGGGGTAAATAATGAGTGTAGCAGAGCGCCTTGAGGCTTTGAATCTTAGTGATGATACAAATTTGACTTTTACTTATGAGGACGGTTGCGGCGTCCATCATTATACTGATGACTTCATTGAGGAGGCAATGAGGGAGACTGGGATTGTTTATACACTATCCGAGGCAATCACAACAGGACCACTTTACCGTCATGGTAATGAAGTCTTGCAGGAAATGCGAGACAACGGACTACTAGATGATTATCCTCGTGATGGTTCTGGATTCCAAGATTATGTGACAGAGGTGATTGCTAATAACTATTGGGAGTATGATTGGATTCCTCATATGACCAACCGTTATGACTATAAGCGTGGTCATACTACCTTTACCTTGGAGTTTGATGTTCCATACGCACATTTCAAGGAAGACCCAGAAGCAGCCCTTGATGCTTTCCGTGGATGGACCGTATCTGTTTCGACAGACAATGGTACATTGGTTTTGGACTGATAAATGGCCAAGACCACAAAAGCAGGTAAACTTTCCATCGCAGATATGCGAAAGCTTATCAATAAAAAGGCTGGTCAATCTGTTGCCCACGACCTTGACAAAGATAACCCCACAGAGGTAACCGAATGGATTCCTACTGGTTCAAGGTGGCTAAACTCTGTTATTTGTCGTGGCAAATATGCCGGTATTCCTATTGGGAAGGTAACGGAGATTGCGGGTTTATCATCGGCTGGTAAGTCTTATATGGCGGCCCAAATCGCTGGTAATGCCCAGAAGATGGGAATAGATGTTATCTATTTCGACTCTGAGTCCGCAATCGACCCTGACTTTCTAAGGAATGCTGGTTGCGATGTAGAGAACCTTCTATATATTCAAGCAAAGTCTGTTGAGTTTGTTTTTGAAACTATGGAAGAACTTCTCGTATCAAATGAGAATAGGATGTTGTTTATTTGGGACTCGTTGGCTATGACACCAGCAGAGACCGACATTGAAGGAGATTATAACCCACTTTCAAGTATGGCCGTTGTGCCTCGTATTTTGAGCAAGGGTTTTAAGAAACTTACTGTCCCAATTGCCAACTCTCAATCTACTCTTCTAATCCTAAACCAGTTGAAGACTAACATTACAAATAACATTGCTGAAGCAAGGCTTGAACCTTACTTCACGCCGGGTGGTAAGGCTCCTATCTACGCTTACTCACTTCGTGTTTGGCTTACCGCAAGAAAAGGCAAGGCAAGTTATATTTATGATGATAAGGGCTTCAAGATTGGTACAGAAGTGAAGGCAAAGATTAAGAAGTCTCGCTTTGGCTCCGATGGTCGCGAATGTACTTTCAAGATTATTTGGGCTGGTGATGATGTCAAGATCCAAGATGAAGAGTCTTGGTTTGAAGCCATCAAGTCTTCGCCTCACCTTACCAATGCCGGTGCTTGGTTCACGCTCAAGCATAAGGATGGTTCGGAGGATAAGTTCCAGTCCAAGTCTTGGATTGAAAAACTTCAAGACGAAAAGTTTAGAAATCGTGTTTTTGAACTAATGGAAGAAGAAGTTATTCTCCGATTTGAGAAGCGGGCTGCTGATGCCAAGGACTTCTATGACATCGACGGCGAAGAGTAGATAAAATAAACCTTGACAGCCTGCCCTCAACATGGTATATTTATCATGTTGAGGGCTTTTACTTTGGGGGAAAGATGAGTAAAAAGAGACTATTAGTAGTGGATGCGCTGAACGCCTTTATTCGGTCATACATAGTCAATCCCAGTATTTCTACAAACGGAAATCCTATTGGCGGCACAGTTGGTTTCTTGAACTCTTTGAAGAAACTTATGCGAGAAGCAAAGCCAGACCAAGTTATTATTTGCTGGGATGGTGCTGGCGGTTCACAGAAGCGTCGTCAGACCGTCAAGGAGTACAAGCAAGGGCGCAAGCCACTTCGCAAGAACTACAAGGTCGAGGGCATGTCAGTCCAGTCTGAAAAAGAAAACATGGTCTGGCAACAGCGTATTCTTATGGAAATGCTAAATGAAATGCCTATTATTCAACTTATGCTTGATAAAGTAGAAGCAGACGACATTATCTCTGCTGTCGTAGCAAACCCAAGGTACAAGGGTTGGCAAAAGGTTATTGTCTCGTCAGACAAGGACTTCTTACAACTTCTTGACGAAGAAACGGTTCTTTACCGTCCTATTCAAAAGCGTGCTTGGACGAAGAAGACAGTTATCGAAGAGTACGGTATTACACCAGAAAACTTTGTTCTTGCTCGTGCTATCGCAGGTGACAAGTCAGATAATCTTGTTGGTGTGCGTGGGGCTGGTCTTCCAACCATTTCTAAGCGCCTTTCCTTTCTAAATGAAAACAAGTTACATACGCTACAAGATATTTATGATTACTGTTCCGAATCGGATAGTAAGGTAAAGTTCTACTCAAATGTAGTAGAGAATTGGGATTTGGTCGAGACAAACTACAAGGTAATGAATCTTACTCCACCCAGCATTTCTGTTCAAGGTCGTCAACAAATTAATTGGGCACTTGACAACTTTGAGTTT